TTGGAAGCTGCATAATGATTAATGTCTTTACCGAAGGTCGTGTTAAGAATCGTAAAATGTACGAAGACTTTGCTTGCGAGGTAATCAACGAGTTGTTGCCTCGCGCTTTCAAACGTGACATCGACATCGTGATTGGGTTCACGAAAAAGATTGACACGTTGGGTTATTGTCAAAAGATTGACGAAGAGACGATTGGTATTCTGATCAACACCGATCAAGAACCCGACGCGATCGCAAGCACTATCGCACACGAACTGGTTCACGCAAAGCAGTTCATTCGTGGTGAACTGAACGAGACAATGACTCGTTGGGCACGTCAAGAGATTCCCTATGGTCCTCGTGGTGGTTGCAAGATACCTTACCACCAACAACCTTGGGAACAAGAGGCGTTTGAAAAAGAGAAATGGTTAACGGAGATGTTTTGGAAATGAGATTAATTACTATGTCCGCTGGTTACGACGACTTCAGTGTCACTCAGGAAGAGGGTTTTCCACCCGAAGAAATGGAGTTCCGCATCGTTCAAGCTGCGGAGGAACGTTTCCCTGAGTTCCAACAACAGTTTTATTACGACAGCAATGGTTTACCCGCTGTCGACTTGATCAAGAATGCTCGCATCTTCCACCGAATGAAATTTGAGGCATCGCTATGACAGCAATTAAAGAGGATGGACGCACTACCCCGCGTCCCAACGCATTTCGAAAAATGCAAGAACGTTTAAAAGAAGAGGGTTGGTACGTTGGTTGGAACGAACCATGTTGTCAGAGTTGTGCGTGGTCCTGTCTACCGGACTACCTAGATGAAGACAAAGAGGTCGATGTCGACTACTCGAAGGTTCTTTTCAATCATTCACAAGACTGTGAGGTCTATCTCGAAGGTGAAGAGTGTTACGAGTGTCACGGTGAGTGTGAGATCGAAAACCCCGACTATGATGCGGACGACGAAGAATCCGAACAGTGGATTGATTGTCCGGAGTGTGGTGGTATGGGTGAGATCGAAGAAGGTTTTGATGCATCTCAGTACGACACATCGGTCAGTGGTTTCGTCTGTCAGTCACCTGAACAACAAAATTCCTCATACTTCTGTTTCGACGGAAGTAAAACGGGTGTTGCAAACTTCAAAGAGATTATGTCTATAATTGAAGAGTGCGGCGTTCGTATAGATAGTTTCGATGAGAGTGGCAAGAGCCGCATCTCTTTGTCATGGGACTAAAATCATCGGGAGGTGATTATGAAAAAGAAACGAGATTATGATCCGCAGGTAGTTGAAAAACTTCGCGGGTCGCGGCATTATACAAATCAATTCGCACGGGACCAAGCGCACAATCTACGCGCCATGTTTCGTGATTACCTTTATATCAATACCTTTGGAGCTTACAATGGTCAACAAGCAGTCCAACACGTTAAAGCGGGACTCAAAGCAATCTACTGTTCGGGGTGGCAAGTCGCCGCGGCGGCAAACTCTACTCAAGACGTTTATCCGGATCAGTCCCTTTATGCTGTCAATAGCGTTCCTGACGTTGTGCGCTCTATCAATAATGCATTTAAACGTCAAGACCAAATCTCCTATTTGGAGTCTGGAAGGGGGTTTAGGTACGCTCCCATCATCGCCGACGCTGAAGCAGGATTCGGAGGAGTTTTAAATGCCTACGAACTTGCGAAAAACCTTATCGATGCAGGAGCTGCGGCAGTCCATTTCGAGGATCAACTCGCATCTGAAAAGAAATGCGGTCACTTGGGAGGAAAAGTTCTTATACCTGTATCTAATGCTGTGCGTAACCTTAATGCTGCCCGTCTTGCTAGTGATGTTGCCGGTACTGATACTGTGGTCATCGCTCGAACTGATGCTGAGTCTGCTAAGTTACTTTCATCTGATATAGACGAACTGGACAGAAAGTTTATCACCGGAGAGAGAACACCCGAAGGATTCTTCAAGATCAAAGACGGGGTGGGTCTCGACTATGGATGTGAACGTGGTCAAGTATACGCAGAGTACGCGGATCTTGTTTGGTGTGAGACATCCAAACCATGTCTGAAAGAAGCGAAGCGTTTCGCAGACGCAGTGAAGGGTGCGGTTCCAGATGCGATGTTAGCGTATAACTGTTCACCATCGTTCAACTGGAGGAAGTCGATTCCAAGTAACAAAGAGTTACGTGAGTTTCAAGGGGAACTGGCCAAGATGGGATTTGTGTTCCAGTTCATTACATTAGGGGGATTTCATTCAACGAATCTGTCGGTGTTTAACTTCGCCCGTCAATACAAAAGTGACGGCATGTTGGCATACGCGGATTTGCAAGAGGCAGAATTCCATGCAGAACAATATGGGTACACCAGTACCAAACACCAAAAAGAAGTCGGAGTGTCCTATTTCGACGCGATTACAACGGCGCTTGGAAGCGGTTCGACAGCGGCGTTTGCAGGGTCAACGGAAGAGGACCAATTCTAACATTTGTATTTGGGACTTGGAGAACGAGGGATGAACTTAGACGAATCATTGATCACATCGGACGTGTGTGTTTCGTGTGGTCGATGTTGTCTATTTGAAGAATGGGAAGACACACTGGATCAAAGAGACCAAATCCAAAACGGTATCTACGTTTGTACACCGGAAGAGGAGTATGGTTCTGATCCTAAGTCGTGGGTGCCAATAAAGAAAATAGAATTTGATGGTCGAACATGGATAGGATGTGCACATTGGGAAGACAAGGTTTGCACCAATTATGAGAATCGTCCAAACCAGTGTCGACAGTTTACGTGTTTTGGTTGGTTCAATGAACACGAAGACCTATCAAAATATCAACACTACGAACATTTTCGTCCCGAAATTATAAAATCAATCATCGCTAAAATCGATTAATGGGGGTACTTATGAGAGGAAAAATTCATGAAGAAAGTACTTGTATTTGTTTTGATTATGTTGTATACTGGTTGTTCAGTTAGTGAAAGAAAAAAAGAGGATTGTGTAGAATGGGTTTCATGGTCAACAGTATCAGAAGAATGTGTCGGAGGGCGAGGAGTCGCTCCGGTAATTTGCATACCCAAAGAAAAAGTGTCGTTACATTGTGTGCGTTGGTTGCCATCGGAACCAGTGGATGTGCTAGTGCAGACCGATGGGACGACCTCGCAGACATCTACCTTATCAAAGAAGTGATTGAACAGGTTGAGTCTGGTGAGATCGCAGATCTTGGTCTCGCATCATCGTTTGTCATGGATGAGGTTGATCGTACATTGCGAGCGCAGAAGATCAAGGCGGAGTTCGATATCGCTCTTGAGAAGAGTCAGATTCGTCGTAAGATCAAAGACTGCATCAATCACCAAGTAAGGGATTGCAAATGAAATTTTATTCCACATCACACGACTACTCAGGTCGTAAGATAAAAAAACCAAAACCAAAAGGAGAAGTCTATGCGAAGTTCCAACCGCCAGCGTTCCGTCCTATCGAGTCTAAGAAATCGTCGGGCGTCCTATCATATGCAGAGCAACGGCGCAGAGAACTCGCGCAGTATCCAAGTCGAGACGACTTCGCGATCAGGGGAGGTGAAAAATCCGAACCCCAAAAATACACGGGAGACTACGTAATCGGTATTGCGACGATGCACAAGTCAAACGCTGTACCCGTGACCAATCCAAAACACGCAACAGAGATTTCGGAGATGGCGAAATGAAGAAAGTATTGATTGCAGCAATGGCTGTGTTATTATCTCAACCAGTGAGTGCACAGTCTCACATGTTGGACGGTCCTATTCACTTGCAAGAGTGGTCTGTCTTTCCTGAAGGGTTTCAGGTTGCACAGGTCGAGGATCGATTCCAGATGATTCGTGGTGCGTGGGTGCAGTGTGCTGCATGTCATGGTCCACAAGGTCAAGGTGGTATTGGACCAACACTGGTAGGTCAAAGTGCTGATATGATTATTGACAAGTTGATGCACTACAAAATGGGTCATCCGATCGGACCACAATCCGCGATGATGTATCCACAAGCAAAAGCACTGACCGATGGTCAGATTGGATTAATTGGAGTTTTCGTACAAGAGGGGTTCCCTAGTCGATGAGAGGTGAAAACGTGAAGAAGATGCGCCGTGAGGGTGCACTGGAGCGTCTCAAGAACTCAGTGTTCTTTGAGAAGGGTGACCGGACTGAAGAGTCTTGGTTGAAGAGAAAGGAAAAAGAGATCGCGAATCTCGAAGCAAAGTTGGGGGTGCGTCGTGGATAGGATAACAACCGCAACGGTCGCACTGACCTACGAACAACGCGAACAGGTGGCGCGTGATTTCTTGATTGATCTACTAGAGGACATCGAACATGTGCCTTTTGGTGATCCATCGATAGTGGACGCAGTGAATCGCATCGTCGCGTTTTGCAGTCCGCCCGGCTCTTGGGAGGATGGTAAGTATGACTAACGATCCGTATAAATACTTGTGGCGTGAAGAGATTCAGAATGACAAACTCCCGTCTGAGTATCCCTTGCACACATACATCACGCGAGGGACAACGTTGTACGGTTACATTAGGTGCGGTACAACAGACATCGATTGGTTCAAAACACCAAAACAGAGTTGGTCCCCCAGTCGTCGACGGTTCAGAAAACTGAACAAGAAGGAAATTGATTTTTATCTTGAAAAATCATATGGAGTAGAACGTTTCGCTATCGCCGCTTAGTCTAAATAATAAAGTACTGGAGTAAACTATGTACGAATATAAAGTCAAAATAATAAAAATAATAGACGGTGACACGGTAGATGTCGATATTGATCTTGGATTTGGTGTGTGGTTACGCAACGAACGGGTACGTCTCTATGGAATCGATACCCCAGAGAGTCGGACACGTGACAAAGTTGAGAAGCGGTACGGTCTCTACGCTAAGAACTACCTCAAGGAGTTCCTTGGGAAAACCTCTACTCTACGAACGCAGAAGGACGGCAAGGGTAAATTCGGACGAATTCTCGGTTCCTTTATTGTATACGATCCAGCCACAGATTCATATCGTAGCGTAAACGATATAATGATCGAACAACATATCGCAGTTGCATATCATGGCCAATCTAAAGATGACATCGAAGAAGAACATCTTCGCAACCGCGAACTCCTCGCTGAGAAAGGTATCAACCCCTGACCATTATTCACGGCATGAATGTCGAGTATTCACGAAAGTGAAAAAATTTCATGTTCAGGGGGCTTGACAAATTCCAAAACTCCATGTTATAATTACCCTGTAATTTGATGATATGGAGTAGTTGTTATGGAGTGTTTGTTAGGTCGTTCAGTTGAGATCAATTCTGGTGCAATGCACGAGATCCTGTTAGGTGAGGTCGTTGCAGATCGAGGTGAACAGGTGGTGGTTTACTGCGCCCAAGATGATTCAACTCACTACTTTGCGAAGTGGCGGTTGCTTGTGAGTGAGTACGCATTTTGTGATGTCCCTACTGCGGTCGGTGTCTACTTGATCGCGAAACCAATTGTTGATGAGGTTGCATAACACCTAGTGTACGATATCATACACCAAGTGTATTATTCGCCTGATGAATGATGAGTATTCACCAAAAGCTATTGACTTTTTCGGTAATCTGTGAGACAATTACCCTGTAATTTGAGATAAGAGATGAATATGTTAAATCGTGAAGAACAAATCCTTGCTAAGTGGTTACAAGACTCCGGTTCGTTCCAGTCTATCGGAATGAAGGATCACCACATTTTAGAAGAGATTGAACGCATACGCCAGTGCCAATTTGAGTCTGACTACCTACGCATCAACCGTGCGGGTTCAACTCTCAAGTTGTCACGCAAAGGACGCCAGTCGATATGGATGTTGTTTGAGAAGGCGGTACGCCATGCGAAGAATGAACTTGACGCGTTTGACTTGTTGTTCGACTCGCCCCAGTTGGAATTGGAATTTTAAGGAGAATTGATGTTTAAGAACCCTATTTACGTTTGGAATGAATACTTGATTGAGTTCACCAAACACAATGAACGAATCATCCAAAAGTTGAAGTACTTGGATGTCGAGGGTGGTCCTCGCCGTAACATTGGTGACAGTGTCACCGTTAACGTGAACAAGCAAAAACGACTTGGTATAGTCGTGGGAGTTGTATAATGGAACCGATCAGAGATCACATGTGGCGACGTAGAGAACGCAAAGAACCCGTGCAGATCACTAACGATGGATTTGTAGGGTATTTGCTTCTGGTTTGCATGGGGATGGCACTAGGTTTTGTAATGGGATACGGTCTTCTATATACTTAAAAGTTATATCCTTATGAAAACAAAGTCTAAAAATTCGCAAAATAATGCTTGACTTATATGCGAATCCGTGAGAAAATTACTTTGTAAATTGAGATAAGGATTTAGATTATGAATGGAATTGTTGTTGATACACGCACTGGCGAGTTTGTCGCCGCTGGTGACCTTGGCAATCTTGCCGAGGCAATTCAAGCCCTTTACGAGTGTGACCAAGATGTGTCACACTATCAAATTTTACCCGAAGATGAAGCATACGCAGAGTATGCCTAAGGATTTTGTTATGAGCAAGTACGACCGTACTCAGTGGACCTACGGGGTCAAAAAAATTATCGAGGCGTACACCACGTCTTTCCGTCCTAACGATGCGATGATACCATCTGAAAATGACATCGCAGACTTCATCGAGTACTGCCTTGACTTCTATGGTCACGGCGGAATCTACGATTACGGGTTCCAACCTTGGGAAGTCGTTGAGGGTACCATCAAACGATTTGGATATCGACCATCTATGGACTTCGATGGTGACACTGTCGATCGCGAATATGTTCGTGAGATGGTTTTCGAAATTCGTGAACAAGAGGTAGCATAATGCACACAGGTATTTACAAAGAGTATGCGTTCGAGCGACCTTTCTATGGTTCGATCGAGGATCAGTACAACGACTACTTGCGAGAACACTGCAAGAAACAGAACAAGGGTGCTCGGGGTAAAGACTCCGAACGACTCAAGACTTACAAAGCGGAGTGGGCGTTTCACGAGACGAACGGTTACGGTAAAGTGTTCGAGTCGATCGAAGAGGTTCAGAAGTACGTCAACAAAGTGACTAAGTCCAAGACCTATACTAATTTGTGGTTAGATGCTTACGAGTCGCGGCAAAATTATGACGTGGGTGCTATCCTTCGAGGTACCAAGGTAACCATCTCCGCGAAGAAAAGGAATGGTGCGGGTAACGCGGGACTAGCCTACGTAGAGTTGAATCGTATCGTGCTAGATACAAAGACTGGAATGAACGAGTACACGGTACTGCATGAACTGGCGCACTGCGCTGGTCATCCACACCACGGTCGATCGTTCCGACAAGCAGTCGCCAAGTTGACATCGAGGTTCATGGGAACCAAAGCGGCGAAAGCATTGAAAGCTGAATTCAAAGAGCGTAAACTGCCGTATGGTGATGCTCGTAAACCGATGACGTTTGATCAGTGGATCGCGTCCAAAAAAAGAATGGAGAAGATGCGACGATGAATATTGTTATTGCTGGTTATGGTCCAGTGGGAAAAGCGGCACATGCCGCTCTCAAAAAAAGAGATGATCTCTGTGTTCTGATTGATGATCCTGCGCTTGGGAAAAACAACGAACACGATTGTTTTATTGACGCGGTTATCGTTGCGGTTGCAACCCCGATGGGTGAAGATGGGAAGTGTGTGACTGAAAACGTGGAAGATGTTTTCACCAAGTACGGTCCTCAAATGAAGTACCTTGTGAAGTCGACGATTGATCCTTTGTGGTTGAAAAACAATTGTCCGGCAGACACCACGTTTGCACCTGAGTTTCTTCGAGGGACAACCGGTAATGATCCAACACAAGAGTTTCTCGACAGCACGTATGCAATCTATGGTGGTGGTTCTGCGCGATGGTGGCATGAACTATTCGCGCCGTGTCTCGATAAACTGAAGGACGTGCGATTCGTATCTCTCGAACAAGCTGCATTCGGTAAGTATGTGATCAATACTTTCCTTGCAACGAAGGTTACGTTCATGAACGAGATGTATCGACTCTACAACCAGTTAGGATTCCAAGATTTTGATGGTATGATTGAATCAGTTTGTCTAGATAAACGTATCGGGTTCAGTCATACTCAGGTGCCAGGCCCAGACGGCAAGTTCGGGTATGGTGGTCATTGTTTTCCAAAAGACGTGTCCGCACTTTTGAATTTGTGTGACGATATAGAACTGCGTCTTTTACATTCAGTACAGTCAACTAATGAGGTTTATAGAAATGCAAATTAATGATGTGATCACGGTGGTTGCCGTGACAGGTGCGGAGTACGTTGGTAAGTTCCGTTTAGAAACAGACACGACGATTGTCATCGGTGATCCACACATCGTGACACCGGATGGTCAGAGTTTGGGTTTCATGCCCACGGTTGCGATGACAGGGACACCACAGGTCGGTGAGGTGACGTTTAACAAGTCGGGTGTGGTATTGTGCGTTAAGACAGCAGACGCGGTTGAGAAGGAGTATATTCGCGCCGCGAGTGGGATTATAACATGATTGATCCAGTAACAGTTTCGTTAAGTATTGTCGCCGGTATACTCTTGGTAGTCTGGTGGGTAATTGAGGGGGATGATGACAATGACTCCTTCTCGTAAAGGTGATCCAATGGTCCGTGCACAAGGTCGGATCAAACCAGATCGGAACTGGTATCCCGATGACTTCGATTGGTATCTAAAGTGGGCAGCATCGGTTCTGATACTGATCTCTCTCGCCATGCGATCTGCGGGTATCGACTACCGAATGTATGATTTAGGATTCGGGTTTGTCGGAATCATGATGTGGTTGTGGGTGTCGGTAATCTGGCGCGACCGTGCATTGATCATGTTGAACGCGATTTCGGGGTTCATGTTGCTTGTAACCATTCTGCGCGAATGGTGATGCTCTTATAGCAAAATAATCTAAAAAAATGTTTCGAAAACGCTTGCATTTGTTATGGAAATAAAGTATAATTACTTTGTAATTTGATAATTGAAAGAGGATATATTATGTCACATATGGTAGAAACAATGGCTTACGCGGGTGAGGTTCCATGGCACGGTCTTGGAACGAAGGTCGCTGCTGATCTTACACCCCGTCAGATGATGGAGAAAGCAGGTTGCGATTGGGAGGTCGAAAAGGTTCCCACGTATGCTGGTCCGGAAATGATTCCTACTGGCGCGTCTGCTCTGGTTCGTTCTTCTGATAACAAAGTTCTCGCACCGATGGTCGGTGACAACTGGGAACCTGTTCAGAACGTCGAGGCGTTTGACTTCTTTACTGAGTACTGTCTTGCTGGTGATATGGAGATGCACACTGCGGGTTCTCTCGCAGACGGTAAGAACGTCTGGGCACTTGCAAAGGTGAACGAGTCGTTCGATGTTCTTGGTGATGACCAAGTCGATTCTTACTTGTTGTTCTCTAACCCACACCAGTACGGTAAGTCACTCAACGTGCGATTCACTCCGATTCGTGTGGTCTGCAACAACACTCTGACTATGTCACTGAACATGGGTTCTAAGAATGAGGTGACACTGAATCACCGTCGTGCGTTTGATCCACAGATAGTCAAGGATCAGTTGGGTATCGCTCACGAGAAGTTCGCACAGTACAAAGAAGCTGCACGATTCCTCGCGAAGAAGCGAGTCACTGAAGAGAACTTGGTTCAGTTCTTCAACAACGTGTTCCCCATCGCGGACAAGAACAAAGAGGTCAAGACTTATGCCGATCTGTCTCGTACTGCGAAGCGAACCTACGATGTCCTTGAGACACAACCTGGCGCGAACTTCGCCATGGGTTCATACTGGAACGCAGTCAACGCAGTCACTTACATGACTGACCACGAGTTGGGTCGCAACGCAGATACTCGAATGCAGTCTGCATGGTTTGGTGCGAACCAGTCTAAGAAACTACGTGCGATGAACCTTGCACTTGAGATGGCGGAGGTAGCATGAGTATAGTGGAAACTGTCATTCCCGAACCTACTAGGTTCTTTCGTTCTTACAATGAGATCCCGCCGGAAATCCGGCGGTACATTCTTGATGAGTCCGGTGAACGACGTGTGAAACGTGTGACTCTGGAGAAGTGTTCGGAGTATGCAAAGGAGTTCTATGAACTCAAGGAACAGGAGTCTCGCCTGCGCGACTTTGAACTGCACGTTCAACGTGATGGATGTCCTCTGGAAGTGAAAAATTACCAAGATTTTCAGTCAGTAATAGTTGCGTTCGATCGTGAGATCGGTTATAATATTGGTTCTCGTGGGGTGACTATGGTTATCACCCAAGCGGGTCGTCCGATAAAAGGATATATGAATGGACGCGTCATCGAGAAGAGAACAAGTATCTACGATGGTGTGTCAAGTGGTGAGTTTTATGGAAACTATGGTTAGTCTAGATTATGTAAAGATGTTTGCGCGGGTCGCCCACGAAGGTCAGGTCCGCAAGTATACAGGTGAACCCTACGTCCAGCACGTGTTGGCGGTTGGTCTCATGTACCAGTCTTGGTCTGAGAAGATGGAACGCGATGCACTCTACGCCGCGATTCTGCACGACACTGTAGAAGACACAGAGGTCGACATGGATCAGATACGACGACACTTTGGTGACAAGGTCGCAGAGTATGTTTGGTACTTGACCAAGCCAGAAGAGTTTGTTGGTAATCGACTCAAGCGTAAGGCGCTCGATCGTGCACGACTTGCTCTTGCACCAGACGTGGTGAAGTTTATCAAGATTCTTGACATCACACACAACGCGAAAAGTATCCGCGAGCACGATCCGGACTTCTGGAAAGAGTGGCGCGAAGAGACACTACTCATGTTGGATGCACTAGAGGCACGACGTGTTTGGTACAAGATGTGTAATCATCGTGATCACGGTCAGATCGACAAGTTGTACGACCTGTTATACGAACGAATGTAAAAACGCTCAGTGATGAGTTGGGTCTTGGGTGCTTTACGCACCCTTTTTTATGTGATACTATAAATAGTAACTCAATGGAGGAACTATGTCGAAACTATCACTAAGAGAGTTGTCCAAGGAATTTGCGCCTAGACATCCAGAACATCCAAAACTGAGATACACGTTACTTGTTTCGAAAATCGCGAGCAGGGAACCTTTCGAACTCTTGAATGGCACGTCAAAGATTCTTGATTATGCAACGGATGACATAGGAAAGAAGTTCGAGGACGGTAACCTAGAATCGTTGAAGGGTAATCAAAACCTTTTCAAAGACGCGACGACCGGCACCCTTATCCGCATGGATAGTCTGAAAAAGACCGATGAGTTTGGTGGTGGTAGTGGTGGTTCAGGTGCGGGTTCCGATGTCACCGCGTTGGTAGAATCTGCACAGTGTCTTTATTGTGCATTGGTCTGGTATGTTTTCAGAAGAAAACTGTCACTGGATGAAATCATTTCTCCTGCACAATTCGAAACCGCCAGTAATTATATCGACGTAACCGAACCATTGGAGAACATGAAACAGTTACCCGACGACTGGGTTAAATCATCGATACTAGGTGCAAACAAACTCTACGACAAGTTTAGAAGTGTAACCGACTATCGATTTCACCGTGGTAGTGGTAAGGTCGATGAGATCGAGAATACATTCAAGTTGGTCAACCGTCAAGAACGTGCGTTCGGTAACTTGAACAAATGGTCTCCAGCAGACATGTACATGATCAAAAGCGGTCATGACATGTCATCTATCACCGGATCAAAAAGTCTAAAGGGACTCAACGGTGAGATGAAGAAACTGTATAAGGAAAAAAAGGTCGTAGGGGTGTCACTCAAAAAGATCGAAAGTTCTACCGTTCTTTTCTCTGAGTTGAACCTTGAAGAGACCACATCCTCAACGGTTGGTTTTAGGGGTTTCACATTGAAAGCTAATGATCGTGCCACCATATATGATTCGATGGACATCTATCTCAAGTTCGGTGTAAACGCATACGACCGTATTCAGTTCAGATCATTTGGTGATGGTGATGGACTTACAGGATTTCAGGGGGAAATCAAGGGTCAGTCTGCGAACCAAGGAAAGGTGTCGCTTGGACCCGCGACATTCATTTTTAAACAACACGCTAGAGTCACACTTCCCACAAGTGAATCTATCGCAACACGAGTTCGAACAAAAGACGATAGATTGGTGGAGGAAATATACGACATGGCAAATTCGTTGGGTATTAACAATCTACCCGACAGGGGTCAACATAAGATACTGTCGATGCAACAGTCTCCGAAGTGGAGGTACTCGAAGTATCTTGGATTTAAGATTGCGTCGATACTAAACAATCAGTCATCGACAGTTCAAGACAAGATCGTTAAGGATCTATATTTTTACGCGGGGTCCAAAAACAGTTTCTCTGGACCATACGCAAAAATTGAGGGTTAGTATGAGAGACAAACTTGCAAGAGGAATGACCAAAGCATTTCGCGTATTTGCGGACCTTTGGTTTCGAAAACGATATGATAAACGTGCACTGATTCTAGAGACAGTCGCCGGAGTGCCAGGCATGGTGGGCGGTATGGTCACTCACCTGAGATCACTGCGACGTATGCAACGCGGGAACGGTGCAAAGATCCACGAGTTACTTGCAGAAGCGGAGAACGAACGCAAACACTTGATGTTCATGATGGAGGTAGTGAAACCAAACGCTTTCGAGAGGTTTATGGTGTACGTCATTCAAGGTGTGTTCTGGCACTACTACTTGGCGTTGTACATTTTCTTTCCGAAGTACGCACACAGGTTGACTGCGTATTTTGAAGAGGAAGCGGTGAAGAGTTATGACACGTATTTGATGTTGATCCGTAAAGGTGTACTAGATAATCCACCAGCACCAGAGATTGCTATTGAGTACTACAATATGAGAAAGGACTCACACGTCTATCACATGATTGAACGAATACGTAAAGATGAAGAAAAACACGCAGAAGTTAATCACAGGTACGCAAACGAGATTTAAATTTGTATAAATAATATACAACACTTGGTAGTGATTGGTAGAATTTGTCTCAGACTTTCTACCCATTTAGTTTTGACAAATGGAAGAAACCAACAGGAGAAACGATAGTGGCTAAACCACTTGGATTTAAAGACTTCATAGCTGTCGATTATACCCAGTCGGGTGATGATCAGATTGCGTATCGGGCAAAGAAAAGAAAACTTCAGGATACCGAAGAAGCACTGAGTTTTCAGTCTCGACGTGCCCTCGCTCGTGCGATGAAACGAAACAAGGCAAAACTAAAGATGGGTCGCAAACGTGCGATGCAGAAATCTGCAAACCAACAGACTTTAGTCAAACGCGCACAGAAACAAGCACGTAACCAACTCTTCAAGAAATTCTCAAAGGGGATGTCACGTTCAGAATTGACACCTCAACGCCGTGGTGAAATTGAAAAGAAAATTGCGGGTATGTCTACGCGTATACAAGCGATTGCACGTAAGTTACTTCCAGACGTTCGCAAAGCAGATAAGGCACGTAAAAAATAATGATACCATCGTTTAAACAATATTTGGTCGAAGAGGAACGTGAGATCTACTTCACGTATGGTCGCATGAATCCGCCTCATATCGGTCACGGTAGACTCATGAATGTCATGTCCGCAAAGGCGGGCAAGACTCCGTACATGGTCTATCTGTCGCAGTCACAGGACGCTCGAAAGAACCCTTTGACCTACGAACAGAAAATCAAACACGTCCGTAAGATGTATCCTAAACACGCACGTAATGTGATTATGGATAAGGGATCACGCACCGTCTTTGATGTCGCGACCAAACTCTACGAACAAGGATTCAACAAGATCAACATGGTCGTTGGTCAGGATCGTCAAACAGAGTTTGAGGCGCTTCTAAACAAGTACAACGGCAAGAAAGGTCGGCACGGATTCTATAACTTCGAAAACATCAATGTGATGGCTAGTGCGGATCGTGATCCAGACGCGGATGGTGAGTCAGGAATGTCCGCGACACGTCAACGTGAGTCTGCAAAGAAAAATGATTTCACAACGTTTTCTCAGGGTGTACCTACACAGATGAACAACAGGGACGCAAAGAAACTGTTCAATGACGTTCGCGTGGGTATGGGTCTGAAAGAAGTTAAAGAGTTCAAGAATAAGATAAACCTTGAACCCGTATCTGAGACACGTGAAAAGTATATCGAGGGAGAACTGTTCAATGAAGGAGATCAAGTCCGAACGCGATCTGGCGATACAGGGACTATACATCGCCTTGGTACCAATTACGTTATTGTTGATATCGGTGATGGTGTTCGCAGACATTGGATAGATGATGTAGAACTCATAGAGTCTACCAAAGAAATGAGATGGAGAGATCTCGAAGACCTTGTCGAGAAAGACACATTCCACATGATCAAGATGTTCTTTGACCGCAACGCTCACAAGAAAAAGTACGAAAAGGTTGTAAGAATGTTCTTGGATTTGCGTAAAAAGAATCCCGGCAAGGCGTCTGCAAACCTACGTAAAGTTGCACAGATGACGGGTGGTGACATCCGCGTTATCGATCGAGTGTTACGAGACATGGTAAAGGCGGGTGCATTACCCAAACACCTTATTGACTACCCTACACTCCAAAGAGAGAATTATCAACTAGACTGGGGTACACCTGAAGCGACCAAGAAAGCGAAAAAGATGACTCCCGGCCAAGATGTCGATGAAGATGCAGTGAAACAGGCGAAGGCACGTATCGATCGAGAGAAGAAACAGGATGCAGTTCGACATGACAGCATGTTGGATCGCGCAAGACTTGCACGTGCACGTCGTAAGAACCGTGAGACAGATCCAAACGAATCAAAATACGACAGACCACATCCACCAGCGGGTATCAAATCTAATCCTGTCGCGAAGAACATGAACAGATTTAACAAAGCTGCAACGCACAGGGACAGAAAGAAAGACGCAAAACGTGGATACCAGAAACACAAGGGGCAGTTGAACGGTGGAGAGTAAACTCGAAGATCTACGTAAGTGGTTCGGTAAGGGCAAGAAAGGTGATTGGGTTCGTGTCGGTACCGATGGAGAGATCAAAGGACAGTGTGCACGAGAGCCAGGCGAGGGTAAACCTAAGTGTATGCCCCGCGACAAGGCACACTCGATGAGTAAAAAGGACCGTGCATCATCTGCGCGACGTAAGAGAAGACAAGATCCTATGGCGGATCGGCCAGGCACAGGGAATAAACCCATTATGGTTAAGACCGATAAAAAAGAATCAGTCAACGAAGCATCGAAGGTTCCCGCAGGAATGAAATTTATTGCTTCCTATGTTTACAAGGATGCGAATGGTAAAGACCACACTCACACACATTTCCGTAAAGGCAAAAAGATGACTGACCCCGTTGTTGTTCACATTGACGGGAAAGAGTGGAAGACCTTTCAATCATTTACCAAGTCAAAGCAAGCAGCTATCAATCATATTAAGGGTATGAAGGAATCAGTCAACGAATCGTCTAACATCAATAAGTTCAAGACGGCCGCACGGGAGTTTGATAGAAACAAGGATAGAAACTTCCAATCTGTCGGAGATGCATTATCAACGATCGCGTTAAGAATGAGGATGATGCAGAGTGGTAAATCTAAAACTGGATACTCTGATATTAAGGGTCAAGAAATTATACAGAAATCTGCATCAAGGATTCAGGGTATTGTCAACAACACCTTCGATAAAGAAGAAGGTAAAGAGATACGAAAACTTCTGACCAAACACGGACTTTACAATAAAGGTGCGATGGGTCCAATCATGAAGTTGACTTATAACACGGAGGAGAAAAAAGCAGTGAAAGAATCAATCAACGAAGCCACCGTGACGCGGTCGGATTTTGATAAACTAAAAAAGGGAGATGAGATCACGATCACCTATGACTCATCAATCCGTTCTGGGACTACCAACACTTTTGTTGTGAAAAGTAAATCACGAAGTAACAAGTATAACGTGGACAAGGTTACCATGCAGTTGAAGGGTAAGCCAGGCGGTATGAAGTTCTTCTTGTACAGTCGTGGTGGTAAAGACGCAACACTTGCACTTGGTGATATGGCGGCATCCATGAAGTCTTATAAGATCAATGAGTCGGTCGAACTCGAAGAGATGAATGTGTCAAAGCAGACTAATAAAGAGTTGATGATGTTTTACCGTAAGTACAAAGGCAAAAAGGGTGAAATCATAAGGTCGGTCACAAAAGAGTTGATTAAACGTGGGTTGGTCAAAGAGTCAGTCGAAGAAGCACGTCAGATGAAAGACCCCAAGAAAGATGTAATGGTCGTTAAGAAAGGAAAGGTCATCGTCATCGATAAGGGTAAAGAGAAAGAATATCTGAAAAAGGGTTGGGAACTCGCAGAAGAATCACTCGATGAGAAGAACGTACCAACTAATCCCTCACTCTGGGCGAAGTTTAAGGCGCAGGCAAAGGCGAAATTTGATGTATATCCCAGCGCTTACGCAAATGGCTGGGCAGCAAAAAAGTATAAGGCAGCAGGTGGTAGTTGGAAGAAAGAGTCTGTTGACCACAACGCACCCAAGTCATTCGAAGAGTTGAGAGATATTTTTGCAGGTGTTAGAGAAGATACCGTGAATGAAGACTTTCGTAAACTTGCCGTGAAGGGTATGGGTACAGAGAAGAAAGGTGAAGCACGAGTCGGTCTTGAGTTAGATTACTACGATGGTTCTGGTACCAAGAGAATGGGTAAGATCACAAAGGTAACGGCACAAGGTTACATTGTCAGAGATGACAAAGACGGTAAGAATCGTCAGTTCAGATTCCACGACCGTGCCAAAGCAAAAGAACTACTCGGCAAAGGGTAAAGAGATGAAAAAATTTAAAGAGGTTCGTCAGAAAGAAGCAGTCTCTGCCGCACAACAGGCAGCGATTGCAATCTCTAAAAAAGAACGTGGAGAGAAACCCAAGAACGAGGCAGTCGACTATGAGAAGACTGCAAAAGAATTGGATACCTACGCCAAGAAGCATGGTGGTATTGACAAAGACGACTTCGAAAAGACTGCGACGTTGGTGCGTAAAATCGGTAGAAACTCTAACGTCAATGTACAGGACAAGGCGAACAAAGAGTTGATGCATCACGTCCGAACAATGGACACTGATCCACGTGACAGAGTTGCGATTATACTCAAGAAAGGTGGGTTCAAGATGGTGCGCGGTCGCATCATGCGAGAAAAAACTCTTACTCCAAATGAGTTAAAGAAAAGAGAGAAGATCGCAAAAGCAATCCAACGTGATAACCCTGATATGCCTATGGACAAAAAGATGGCGATCGCAACCGCAACCGCGAAGAGAGTCACTGAGAAGAGAGACGCAAGTAAGTCTGCCAGTGGGTATGACCTATACCACAAAGATTTCTCTATGGCAATGAAACATGCGTATGATTTTGCCAAGAAAAAGGGTTTGATTGTCAAAGACTCAGAGATCGATGACAAGGTTGCTTCTGGTCCTCGTAAACCATCTACGGGTAAGACGAATAGTTACATTCTCAAAACAAATAACCCGCGTCGTAATCTGCACGTTCAGGTCTACAACACGGGTAAGTCGTATGAATTGAATATGTACATTCAATAATCCAAAGGTATAAATAGAACCATGAAAACGTTTAAAAACCTAAGACTGAGAGAAGACAAAGACCCTAACGAATATGATCAAGAAGGGGAAATGGCGAAGACTCAACTCAAGACCATTGTGCGGAATGCACAAGACTTGATGAAGATGTTGGGTGACGATGACAATCTTCCAGAATGGGTTCAAAACAAAATTACAAAAGCAAACGACTACCTTGATAGCGCAACCGACTATCTGAAGTCGAAAGGGAACGAAAATGAAGAAGTTTAAAGATCATCGGGCAGACGAAATCGATTGTAAGTGCGAGTCACTGTACGAAGATCTGGAGATCACCGAAGCGGAGTATCAGGGTAAGAAAGTTACTCTGAATGATCCCGTGCGTGGTGGTACTAAAAAGTTCTATGTGTATACCAAGAACGAGAAAGGTAATGTGGTAAAGGTATCTTTCGGTTCACCAGATATGGAAATCAAGCGAGATGACCCAGCAAGACGCAAGTCATTTCGCGCAAGACATAACTGCGACAACCCCGGCCCCAAGTGGAAGGCACGGTATTGGTCTTGTTGGCAGTGGAGAGCGGGGGCGAAAGTAGATAACTAATGGCAGAAACTAATGCTGGTCGACTAGACCGTATAGAGCAAAAATTAGATAGGATGTCAGAAGCTGTCATTCAGTTGGCTCGCGTCGAAGAAAAGATGGACGACTTGGAAGTCCGTCGCGTAGAACAACATGAGCGTATGAATCGTCTGTCGTCAAAGATCGACAACATTGATTCGCACGTTGTAACTTTAGTAGAAAAAGTAGCATTTATGCAGAAATTCGCTTGGGCACTCATCGGTGTTGTTGCGACTGTAGTAGGTGCAACATTAACCAACTTTCTTTCTTGACCGGAGATAAAAAATGAACCCAATGTTGATTAAAAAAATGGCAGAACTGTGGGCGGAGGTGACCGAAAAGGCAAACACTCCCCCAAAGCCACCACAACCTAAGAAACCAGAACCAGAAGTCAAACACCAGTTTGCAGACGACGCGTCTAACGACCAGTCTGACGACGGTGAGGGTCTGGACAAAGTAGATCCTAAGGCAGCAAAGAAGAAGTTTGCAAACCGTAAGGACAAGGACATCGATAACGATGGTGATGTAGATTCTTCAGATGAGTATCTACACAAACGTCGTAAGGCGATCGGTAAAGCAATGCAGAAGGAAGCGGCAGATGAGATGCAGAAGTGTCCAGACTGCGGTGGGTCTATGGAAAACCATGAACCCGACTGTCCTCGTGCAGAGAAGTCTGATAAGAAAAAGTTAGAAGACGATCTCGATTCGAAGTCTGCTAACAAGGCACTGAAGCACGACTGTGCAACACACGTTACATCTGAACAGTGGGGTTACGGTGAGTGCATATCCGGTCAGCACACACTCGTAGAACAGGAAGATGGTTCAGGTGTTGTAACTCACTACGACGTAATGTTCGAGCACGGTGTCGAAGTAAATGTTCCCGTAGAGTCTTTGACAATCATCGCAGAAAAGCATCACATGCACGCTCAGAAGAAGCATAAAGTTCAAGAGGTGTTTAATGCTCAGAAAGCACAACATCATGACGATCACATAGATCACCATGACGATCAAGCGCGACATCACGAAGCACAAGCACGGAAGGGTGGAAGCAATGATCACAGTGCAGACCAACACAAAGTTCTTGCAAGAATGCATGATCGTGCACAGAAGGCGCACATGAAGGCTATGGAGTATCACTCTGACGGTAATCATGAAAAGGCACACGCACATTCTAAAATTGCACAAGGTCACACTGATGCTGCCAACAAGAAGCAGAAGGAAATGCAATCTCGAATGGGTGAGTCTTATGGAGTCCGTTTGGGTCGAATGCTTCGTGATGCGGTTACAGAAAAACGTGACCAGCACACCAAGGGTGCCCATGATGGCGAGAAGAAAATGCTCGACAAGTTCAAGGGTAAGGGCGCACAGGATATGGGTAAAGAGAATGGTATCGATGATCCGAAGGAAGCGGACATCACACCAGTCACAGTGGGACACGATGACGCATCAAAAGCGGGTCGTGTAACAAAGCAAGCAAAGTCTCGTGGTAATGATAATCTTGGAGTAGGAGACAAGACACCGCCAAAAGGAGGCAAGTAATGGAATTTATTGTTGGAGTAGTAGTAGGAGCCGCCGCGACATGGGCGTGGGGTAAGTGGGGTCACGTACTAAAAGGAGATCAATAATGGCACATCCTAAAAACGCAATACCAACAACAAGGGGTTGGGTACACGAGAGAACAGGAGAGTTGTTAAAGTCACAACGAATCTCTCCTGAGTTCATCGCTGCGTGGCATCATGACAAAGCACCCGCGCCCGCACCAGAACCTCAGTGGCAACCCCATCCACCACAAACTCTGCATGAAGCACCCGCAGTAGAACGTGAATTAACAGAAGAAGAAACTGCGTGGCATCAACCTATGCAGGATGATCTAGATCGATATGAACAAGACCTCATCGATGAGGAAAACGCAGATGGGTGAAGACATAAAAGAAGCGGGGTTTCACCCGGCAGATACGAACGGTGACGGAAAAGTAACAGAACAAGAACATGCAATGTACATGGAGTTCAAGAGAAAGGAACTCGAAGACCAAGACGCGATGCGTGATGCACAACGTTCAATGGCATGGTTCGCCATGTGGGGAATGTTGGCATATCCAGTGATGGTTGTACTTGCAAATATTGCAAACTTAGACGATGGTGCACGAATATTGGGTGACATGGCAGGCGTATACTTTATCGCTGTCGCAGGTATTGTCGCTGCGTTTTTCGGTGCACAAGCGTGGTCTGGGAAAAAATAATTCACATTAGTACGTACTAATACGTAGACAAAGGTGTCATTTTTCCGACACCCCCCTACCCAACTCTTATAAATACCCATGATATATACTATTTTAAATCATGGGTATTTTTTTATGCGTAAAATAAATTGGATGTTATTAGGTGCGTTGATGGTAAGTAGTCTTTCTTTTGCACAGGACGATACGTCCCCAGAAGAACCTACTCCAGTTGACGATGTAATTAGGACAGAGTCTACGACAGATAGTACGGTGACCACAAATGGGCAGATCAAGAATATAATTGAATCTCCACCCCCATCTGCGATCAGTCCGACTATCAATACGTCGAACTCTGATTTGTGTACGTTTGGTGTTGCGGGAGCGGTACAGACTCAGATACTTGGTATTTCAATGGGATCACAGGTCACGGATGAGACGTGTGAAATGTTGAAATTAAGTAAAACATTGTACGATATGGGCATGAAAGTTGCTGCAGTAAGTACAATGTGTCAAGATAAACGGGTTTTTGACGCTATGATGAACGCAGGAACACCATGTCCATATGACGGTATGATTGGCGAGGATGCAAAACTCGCATGGCAGTCTACTGATATGACTGAGGTGCCTGAAGAGGGAGAAGTAAATGAGAAATGGATTAACGAGGATAATAAAGTCGTTTGGGCTAGTAGTGGCATTGGCGTCTTACTCCTCTTACTCTTACTCTGAGATAGTATTCGGACAGACGACAAACGCGGCAGACTTTGGTTACAACTGGGTCATGCAGAACATATTACCTCAACAAGCAGGTCTTGAGGTAACTGGTGTCATCTATAGATATGTCGCAGTCAAAGACCCCGAATCAGATATGATCGTCTACGTGCAAAATGAGGACGCTCAGAACGAGGGTGAGTACATTTTCAGAGAAGCGGACGACTGGTCTGGTCGACCCGGCAACTCCATATTTAAGTTAGTACCCGTAGAGAATATCCGATTAGAAAGGTGGGGAGACGGTTCTATTGAGATCGACGGTGAGGGCACGGTAGAGGACGCGAGAGTCATATACAATTACCAGTTTGATCCTTGTTTTGATCCACAGTCTGATCCAAGTTGTCCGGACTATGTACCACCTATTCCAGATATTCCTGAAGTTGATTTGTCGATGTACGATGACATGAACGCACAGTTCGTACAGGACGACGAAGAGTCTAAGAAAATCGAGAGATCAGATGAAGAACAGGAAGAAATTGATCGACGCAAAGCACTCGCACAGAAGAGACGCGAAAGGTTAGAAGTCGCACTTGGTGCAGGACAGAACCCACAGTTACTCGATAACACCGCTCAGGCGCAGTATAATGCGTTACTGGCGCTTGGGGCACTACCTGAACCATATCTAGAGACTGTCATAGACGGTGGTGTCTACGAAGAAACCACGGTCTTGGTAGATGGTAAACTCCCTACCAATCCAAAAGGGAAGAGGGTGAGCATGGCGCAACAATTACTGCATGAAAAAATGGTCAATGCCCAATACGAAGATAACAAAAAATAAGGAAGCAATATGTTAAAGCAAGCAATCGTGACAGCAACTGCGTTGTGTGCATTTTCCGGAATCGCCGCAGCGAACGTTGATGTTCCAATTACAGGAAATATCGAGTCTAAATGTGTCATCACAACTGACACGCCCGGAGTATTTGGTAACCCGACTCCAGACAAGTTGAGTACTGTCGCTACAGACGGTGGTGTCCTACCGATTGTTCGTTACGATATTATCGAAGCGGACTACTACAAGGCGCAGATTACATGGCCCAACTCATTTACAACATCACCCACACTGAACGATGTTGTGAACTGGGACGGAGAAGTCGAGGTATCTGAAGTGTCGGATGCAAATATGGACTTCGAAACCAACAAAGTCGAGTGGGAAAATGTTACTGAGTTTGATCTTGACGTTGCAGGGAGTGCATGGTTCAAAATCACTTCAGAAGCAGAGTACGGTTATGGGAAGTCATTCCCCGGCGGTGTGTACCGTGCTTCAGTAAGTGCAGAATGTATCGCTAAGTAAAACCTATGCGATATATTATGTTACTTTTGATTGTTCTAAGTGGGCAGGCATCTGCCCACCAATGGACACCTACATATCCAACCCTTGAACCTTCGTATGTATCAGGCGTTCTTAGAGCAAGAATGCTCTTGTACAACGCAAGGAGTGATATATCGTATTTCCAGATCGATGTATTTGACGATGACTGGAACTCTGTTCCGTTCGCGACGACAGATAAATTAGTTAACGTCAATTATTTGTCGCGGAAAACTATAGATATACATATAAGGGAAAAAGACAAAGATAGAGTTCGATATTTTTGCACGAGTTCTAGAAGTCTATCTCAACAAGAAAAAGGAACGATTGTTACGTCGAGGATATGCTCTAAAATAAAATCGTGAGATCTATGAGAAAACTTATACTATTTTTGATGATGTTGAGTCCGGTTGCGTGGGGACAGAGTGCAAATAGCTCTTTGAACCTAAATATACCGACAGCACCACAAACATATGCATCGGATCAAATCCGTGCAGGTGACTTAGATTGTCGTATGGCAATCGGATCGTCTACACAGATGGAGTTCGGAGTGGTTGGTATTTTGGACCAACAGGGTTATAACAGTTCGTTCAATAACCCAACCTACAATCCACAGTTGTATGGTAGTAGTGGTGATTTTATGAGAGACGTGGGTGTGTATGCAAGGATTACCATTCCTATTGGTGCGCCAAAGGAAAGACTAAACTGCAACACTCTCTATAAGTTAGAACTCGAAAGAAGAAGGTTGGAGGTCGCCAAACTAAAAGCGGAAGTCGCGAATTTGAGGAGACTCCAGTTTGAAGAGAATCAATAGAATGTCACATAATAATAACATAAGAGGCATTAACTATGATGGAAGTCATGGTAGCGGTTCAAGTTGCAGGTGCTGCATTCAAGGGGATAAAAGGGGCACTTGAACAGGGACGTGAGGTCACAGAAACGATAGGATACTTCGCTAAGTTTTTCGAGGCGAAGGATGCTATTATCGACCACAACATAGACAACGAGTCCGGTGCTGGTGTCATGAAGTTGCTGAAAGGTGGTAGTGTTGAAGCAGAGGCACTACGAATCACACAGGCAAAACACCAAGTCGCGATGATGGAAAAGGAACTGCGTGAGTATCTGATTTACACAGGTCAGACACAGTTCTATGAAGACATGATGCAGGAGCGAAGAAACATTCGCGCCGCGAGAACCAAAGCAAAGATTCATGCTGCTCGTCGTAAAGCGTTCTGGATAGATTGTGCCGCACTGCTCGCAGGTATGGCTGTCGCCGTAGTTCTTATTGTATTTACAGTGACATTGATAGCAAGTGCGAGGTAAAGTAAATGGCAGAGTTTGAATTTGCAGGAATGACATTCAAGGGTGGTAAGGCTGCGATTGTTTTCACTGCATTGTCTACCTTGGGTGGTGCATCATGGGCAGGTTTTGAGTTTTACAAGGATTACATGGACATGCGGGAAGTCGTTCAGAACATCGACGTAGGTGCGATCGAAGCACGTAACGCTGTTATAGAAACAAAACTAGACGAAGCGATCGAGTTCACACGAGACATCAAAGGTAGTCTGAGAGCAGACATCGATCGTGTCGAACGAGTCACTGACAAGACCAGTACACGAGTCAAGGACATTCAAGACGATATTGATGAACGTCTGCGAGATATGGCCACTTTGACTAGAGAGTCGGAGAAAGATGTTCGCGATACACTTCGTGAGGTAGAAAACCGAATCGATCAAAAGATGGAGGACTTGGATGAAGACCTACGCGAAACTCTTCAGAAATCTCTCGATAATCCTCTTTCTGATTCTTAGTGCCGAACCCGCTTATGCGGAGTTCCGACACTTTGATGAGTGGACACCAGCGGAGAGACGGTTGTTTCTTGCGTACAATACTGCGGCATACATAGACCACAGACAAACTAGGGTCGGTCTCAGGAATGGATATACTGAGGCGAACAAGTGGTTGTATGGACCAAGTGCACACAGAGACAAGTCCATTGCGATTAATCTATTGATCAGTGGCGGTATGTATTGGGCAATCGGTCACTATGAACCGGACGAAACGAACACCGTCACACTTGGATTGACTATGGGTCGTGTCGGTGCGATAATACATAATGATTCTATAGGTGTCAGTTGGAAGGTTGCGTTCTAACTAAATACCTGTAAGATTTTTATTTGGACTATTTGTATGCAGTTGTTTGATGAACTCCGTGAAAGCAATTTCGAACTCTTTGCTATCCGTAACTACTATAACCCTCGTTGCGTCGACGCAGACGAATTCTACGAGGATCTGAGACGGTTTAAGTACATAAAGAGACTCATTACCCGATATCGCGATAATGGTAACCCACCGGTCAATTTACTACTCAATCACCTTGTTGTTATCTTCAACTGTTTTGGGATCGAGCCGGGTCTAAAAATGCTGGAGTTCAAAATACCCGATTCGGAAGATTGGCAGATAATTAAACCCTTTTTGATCTATCTTCAACTTATCGAAAATACTAAATATGCTAGTATACCAATGGATAACGACATAGTAGCAGAGCTGAGGAAAATTTAATGTCATTAGCAAGCCGCGCAGGCGATCTTTTTTACACTTTCAGATTTGTGAAGATGTTGACAACTCCCTTCGATGAAACCGATGCATTTAAACTAGGGATCATTGACAAAGACGGGAAACGAGTCAGAAGCAAGAAAATAGAATCAAGCGAAGAGAAGGATGCGTACAGTACTTTTATGAGACTGGTGTTCAACGTAAAACGAATGCTAGAGAAGTTGCCGGGCGGGAAGAGTCGTCTTGCATCTTATGCTGCCGCACTTTTTCTTTTGAAAGAGAAATACGATCTGTCGCCGGTATCTGTAGACAAGATACTGAGACAGTCCGGAGTCGACCAGAAGGATCTCATCAAAGAACAAACCGCATGGTATCTTTTAGATGAAGAACAACTCGCGCCTGGCGTGTATCGATTGCGAGAAGACAAACTCGACATAATTCAATGTCAAGACATTGCAAGCAAGAATGATACGATCAGAGTCAAAGAGGACTGTTACCCAGTAGAAGTTTTCCTTGGGTTCAAGATGTACGTGGTCGAACACATAAATACAGGACAACCCTTGTATGTCACACTTGGAGAGATTTACCGATGAAGACGTTCAAACAGATGTTTGATGAAGAGATGATGACCGCAGCGGACGCAGGTATTCCCGCAGACACCAAGAACATGGGTCCGACGAAAAAGAAACGTCGACCAAAGATCTTGACACGTCATTATGTTGAAATTTTAGGTAAGAGAAAAAAGTTAGTACCATGATTCGTTTACTACCGGTCTTGTTGTTACTGTCCGGTTGTGTTGCAGTATCGCCGAATCTTGAGTCACATGAAGATTTAGTAACGGGGCAGTTGTATTACTCGTTGGAATTGGGAGTATCATATCCCGCGAAAAAATTTATGACACCAGAGGAATGGAAAGAGTATCATCAATCACCAGATAGTATGAAAGATGCACTCTACCGATCCTATAAGGAGCGTGAAGAAATTGAAGAAAATTGGTCAAATTTTATCAACAACTGTATCCTCGCTGGGACGTTGGATTGCTAAACCCTTTGTCTGGTTCTGGATAAAATTCTTTGTCAATGAATGGGAGGTCATTATTTGGTTAGACCCCCAAAAGAAAACTTCTTATGAGTTCAGCCACATCGAGATAATTAGTCCCAAAAGATTGAAAGGGAAACTGGTTACTGGAGAACCGTTTGAACTAAATACACAAGACCCTTTCAACTATCAGGTACGGAAAATTAAATAATGTTTGCATTCATCAAAATGTTACCACTGATCCTAATCCTTGCAGGTAGTGGATATGCATATCATCAATACACTGTCAATGGTCTCAACACAGAGATCGCACAGTTAGAATCCAATAACGCTGTTCTCAAAACAAATGTCATCACAATGGAAAGTGCGCTGGAGAAAGAGACTCGCGCACGAGAGAAGGCAGAGAACAACTTGCAGAATCAACTCAAAGCGGTCGGAGAACTCACAGAGAGAGCAAACACTCTCGCCGCAGAACGAGACGAATATGTCTCCATTTTCAAGAGACACGATCTCACTAAATTGGCACGGGTAAAACCCGGCTTGATCGAACCTAGAATAAACAATGGTACGGAAAAGGTGTTCCGTTCTATTGAACAAGACTCACGCGAGGTTGCAGATGCAGATGAAACTCTTTAATATTATACTCGCGTTGGTGTTCCTTTCAGGGTGCACCAGTATACCGTTTCTTAAACCTCAACAACCGGTGACTGCACCAGAACCGATTATCAAGACGGTCACTGAGTATGAGACACTCGAAATTTACCAACCACCTTTACCACAAGAAATTTCTCTAGAAGACGTAGAGTTCTTTGTCATAACCGAAAAAAACATGGAAGAACAGATTGTGAGACTAGAGAAGATGCAGGGTGGTACCTTTGTTTTGTTCGGTCTAACACCACAGGCATATGAGAATATGGCCTTTAACCTTCAAGAGATCCGACGTTACATACGTCAACAGAAGGAAATCATCCTATATTACCGTAAGGCGACACAGGGCGATGAAGATACCGATGCAGAGGATTGGTTGGAAAAGAACCAACAGGTTGTAGAAGACCAGTTGACAAAAGACTAGATATAGTGTATAATATCTGAAGTTATCAATCTCTGTAAATCGAGTATTTTTTTATGCCTGTTAAATTAGATCAATCCCGCGACTCTCTCTTACAAGACTATGCAGTCGGGATGTTAAAAGACTTTTACCTCAACGAATATGAATCATCACCACAAGAAGGATTTAGACGTGCGTCGATCGCGTGGTCTGCGGGAGACGATGACCTCGCGCAGAGACTCTATGATTACGTCTCTAAAAAATGGTTTATGTTTGCTTCGCCAGTGTTATCGAATGCTCCGAACGGGCATGGACAAGGCAAGGGTATGCCTATCTCATGTTTCCTTACCTACGTTCCGGACACTCTTGAAGGACTCATTGATCATACTTCTGAACTGCGTTGGCTTAGTGTTTATGGCGGCGGTGTTGGTGGACATTGGTCCGACGTTAGAACAGTATCAGATGTCGCGCCTGGTCCAATACCTTTTCTCCACACCGTAGACGCAGACATGATTGCCTACCGTCAAGGTAGGACACGTAAGGGGTCGTATGCTGCGTATATGGACGTGTCACACCCCGATATCGTAGAGTTCTTGAATATGCGTATCCCTACAGGTGATGTGCAACGAAAGGCATTGAACCTTCATAACGCACTCAATATCACCGATGAGTTTATGCAGGCAGTGATCGATAACACAGACTTTGATTTACGTGACCCTAAAGATGGAGAGGTCAAAGAGTCTATCAATGCACGTAAGTTGTGGGAACGAATCCTAGAAGTTCGTTTCCGTACAGGTGAACCCTATCTAAATTTCATCGATACCGCAAACGAACACTTACCACAACCCTTGAAAGATTTGGGGTTGCGGATCAACGGGTCAAATTTGTGTAATGAGATCCACCTACCTACGAGTGAAGATCGAACCGCAGTTTGTTGTTTGTCCTCACTTAATCTGGAGTATTATGATGAATGGAAAGATACCACTATTGTGCGGGATCTTATTAGGATGCTTGATAACGTATTGCAGTATTTTATTGACAACGCTCCCGACACCGTCTCAAGAGCAAAGTATAGTGCAACAAGAGAAAGATCGCTCGGACTCGGAGCAATGGGTTTCCACTCACTTCTCCAAAAACACGCCGTTGCATGGGAATCTGATAAGGCAAGCGAAATCAACGACGTTGTGTTTAGTCACATCCGCGACGAAGCCGTATCCGAAACCGAACTCCTCGCTATTGAGCGTGGGGAATACCCAGACGGCGTGGGTTCAGGTCGACGGAATTCTCATCTTATGGCGATTGCACCAAATGCCTCCAGCGGAGTTATCCTGTCAACCTCTCCCTCTATAGAACCAAATAAGGCGAATGCGTATACGCATCGCACACGTGCGGGTTCTTTTCTTGTGAAGAACAGATACCTTGAAGAACTACTCGAAGAAAAGGGTGAGAACAACGAATCAACTTGGACATCGATCATCACTCAGAAAGGATCGGTGCAACACCTACCATTCTTGAATGAAGGTGAGAAGGCGGTATTTAAGACCGCACAAGAACTTGACCAGAACTGGGTGGTACAACATGCCGCAGATCGACAACCTTACATCTGTCAAGGTCAGTCTGTCAACCTATTCTTCCCCGCAGGTGCACCTAAGTCATATGTGAACAGAGTGCACATCAAGGCGTGGAAAGAGGGTCTAAAGGGTTTGTACTATCTACGCACAGAGGCAAAGTCTCGTGCAGAAAACGTGTCAGAGAAAGTAGAACGTGTCGCCTTGCAAGATGACAACCGGTCTATAGTTTATTCTAAAAAGAATTGTCCCTTCTGTGCCATGGCGATGGAGGAACTAAAACTGAGAGGTATACCTTTTGATAAGGTCGATCTCGAAGAAATCGGTAAAACCGCCGCGGAAGTAACCGGCAGAAGAGTAACCACCGTCCCACAAATTTACATTGAAGGTGAATACGTGGGCGGATACGACGATCTCATGATGAAGTTGGATGCCTCAAATGCACAACAGTCAGAGGAGTGTCGTGCTTGTGAGGGATAGAAGATGGGCAAGAGGCGCACAAAGAAAGGTTGGTACGTTTTAAGTACAGAAAAGTCGCAATCATTTTTATTGTTTGCTAGAGGAGCACGAGAGACATACGACAATAACTATTGCGGGAAACTGCAACGATTCTTGGATGGGAGAAAGGGACCACAAAGAACCGCAATTGATGTAGGGGCAGCGTATGGTTTTGTGACTGAACATCTGAGTGGACAGTTTGAAGAGGTCAAAAGTTTTGAGGTATCAGACGACATACGCGAATGTCTTAAACTAAATGTAGAAAGTAGGGAGATGACCAACGTCGAGGTTTTCCCATGTGGTTTGAGTGACCATGAAGGTAAAGAAACTTTTTACATGTCAAAGGAGTGGACAGGACACACGTCTAAATACAAAAACCGTGACATTCACAGACCAAGTGATCGTCGCACTTTCGATGTTAAGACACTGGACAGTTTTAATTTTCAAAACGTTGATCTCATCAAGATAGATGTCGAGGGTGTCGAATTGGAAGTTGTACAGGGTGGTCTGAAAACCATTACAACGTGGAGACCATCGATCTTAGTAGAAGTGTCCATCAAAAATCCAGATTGCGTTACAAACGCATATCGTTTAATGATGTTGATGGAATCCTTAAAATATAAATACCACCGCACCATTGGTGGTGATTTCATTTTTACACCGGAAGACTAATATGGCTTATTCAGATAAAGTAATGGATCACTATGAGAACCCACGCAATGTGGGTAAGTTTGACAAAGAGGATGAAGATGTCGGGACGGGTATGGTCGGCGCGCCTGCCTGTGGTGATGTGATGCAGTTACAGATAAAGGTCAACGATGAAACGCGCATCATCGAAGACGCGAGGTTTAAAACATACGGATGCGGAAGTGCTATCGCATCGTCCAGTTTACTTACCGAATGGGTGAAAGGTAAGAATCTTGATGACGCTGGAAAAATTAAAAACACGGAGATCGCCCAAGAGTTAGCGCTACCACCGGTTAAGATTCACTGCTCCGTACTTGCGGAGGACGCAATCAAAGCAGCAATAAAAGACTACAAGGAAAAGCATTAATGTCACTACTAGACTTTAGTACCACGTACAAACCATTTAAGTATCCGTGGGCAGTTGAACTGTCTAAGAAGCATGAAGAGGTCCACTGGATCGAAGATGAAGCGGAGTTGAGCGAAGATGTCCAAGACTGGAAAACAAAACTCACCGGAGACGAAAAGGAATTCATCACACAAGTGTTGCGGTTGTTTACTCAATCGGACGTTCAGGTGGGTGAGAACTATCATGAACTACTCATCCCCAAGTTCAGGAATAACGAAGTGCGTAATATGCTTAGCTCCTTTGCAGGTAGAGAAGCGGTCCACCAACGTGCGTATGCCCTTCTTAATGACACGCTTGGTCTTCCAGACGAAGAGTATCACAAGTTTCTTGAGTACAAAGAGATGGCAGACAAAGTCGACTTCATGAAAGAAGGTGACGTTAGTACACACACAGGTCTTGCACTTTCTCTTGCACAGTCAGTATTCAACGAGGGTATGTCACTGTTCTCTTCGTTCGTGATGTTGTTGAACTTCCAACGCTTCGGTAAGATGAAGGGTATGGGCACAATCGTCGAGTGGTCTATCCGTGACGAAACTCTACACGTACAGGGTAACGCAAAGTTGTTCCGTACATTCTGTGAAGAGCATCCACGTATTGTCAACGATGAACTTAAATCTAAGATATATACTATGGCGAGAAACGCAGTAGATCTCGAAGACAAGTTCATTAATTTGGCGTTCAAGGGAAATGAAGTACAAGGACTCACTAAAGAGGAAGTTAAGCGCTATATTCGCCATATCGCTGATCGTCGCCTTTTACAGCTTGGTCTACGTACTAAGTTTAGGCAGAAAGATAATCCACTCCCTTGGTTGGACTGGGTGCTCAACGGAGCTTCCCACGACAACTTCTTCGAAAAACGAGTAACAGAATACTCCGTCGTCGGTATGGAGGGCGAATGGGGTTGGGATGAGGTAGCATAAAATGGAGTATGAATATACACTGGAGTGTAGTGTATGTGACAGTGTCGTAACACTTATCATCGAAGACAACGAAGAAAAACCCACGCATTGTCCTATGTGTGGGTCTATCACCACCAACGAGTGGGATGACTAATGTGGCAGTACTGTGGAGCTGATTT